GGCAGTAAATACAAATTCGTTTTTGCTTAATCTAGCAGGCACGTCATCGGCTTTTTCAACTGCGCCGTATGGCATGAAGCCTCCTGTATACCTCATATCTGCCTCAATTGGAAGCCCTCCTAGGCCACTTTCTTTAGTCGTAGGTTTTGTTCCAAGAGCCAAGTTTGCTCTACCACCATCTTTAGCTTCTAATATAGGATCTTTTCTTCTCATGTTTTGTTTAAATCTTTCCATAAGATCGTCTAACATTAACTCTTTATTTTGTTCTTGTTCTTTCATCATAAATTTTTTAAGTTCTTCAGCGTATTCTGGAGACATATATTTATCATTAAAACCACCTGCCATCATAATACCTTCTTTGTCTTTAGATGCTAGTCCTTCAAAATATTCTTTTAGCATTTCATTGTATTCATCTGTTCCTCTTAGTCCTTTCATATTAGGAAAGGCTCTTTCAAATTCTTCTTGGTATTCTAATAAATCAAACTCAGCCATTTTTATCGGTTTTAATGGTTTTGGTGTAAATGGTTTATCTTCGTCGGGTAATACAGGTCCTTCAGGTTTTGGTTTAAAAGGATTAACGACACCTTTTTCACCTGCCCCCATTGCATAATCAGTTCTCATCAATCCACCATTAGCTGAATTTAATCTGTATGGATTTTGTATATCAAATACTCCTTGTGGTAATGATGAAAATAATTGTGCACCTCTTTCATAATCGTCAGAATCTCCGGTGGCAGCTACTAGTGCATTTCCTGCTTCTTCTGGTGTTTTAGAATTTTGTATTAATGACAATGTGCCTAATCCAAATCCTGCTACTTTAGCTTTACTAAATTTACCGTCATCACCACCTAATAAAAACTGTCCTGCTTTAGTATCTAAAATTTTTGGGCTGCCTGCTTTACCAAATTGAAACATTTTTCCACCCTCACCAAGTATACCTGATGTTGCTTCTTTTGTAAGTTTAGGGTCTCTAAAGAAACTTGTTTTTTCCATAATACCTGGTCCATCCATATCTGAAAATGGAATTTTATCTGTAACACTTCCTATTCTAGCTTCATACTCTGCAGGTGTTCCAAGAGTAAAATCTCTTAAATTTGTTTTCATACCTGGTAATGTAAAATTACCAACTCTTTGAGCTATACCTTGACCCACATTTGTCTTACTAAAAAACGTAGGAGCTGCAGTTAATGCTAAATCCATAGGACTTATTCTACCTGTTTGTTTTGCTGTACCTAATAGGTATGCTGCTTCTCTATATCCTGCGGGTAAGAAAGGTGCAGCAGTTCTCATGATACCTGCTATTTCTCTTGGTACTACTTTTTTAGCTACCTTTGTAAAAGGCCTAGTTACTTTACCTACAGCTTTTTTAACAAAGCTTCCAAGTCCGTATAGTTGTCTGGGTTGTTGCATTCTACTTATTGCCATAATTATCCTATTAAACTGTATGCTTCTTTTGGTAAAGAAAGAGGTCCATCTTGTTCTAGATCTTCTTTCATTAAATCTTTCATCTTGGGGTTTCCTATACCTGTTGCATCGTATATACTATACATTTGTTTTAATTGTCTGTCTTTTATAGATCCTGGCTTAAAAGCAAATAAATTATTTGTTGGTAGTGAAGATGTATTTATTATGCCTTTTGGTGATCGATCAATGTTTTCTAAATACTCTTCAAATGTAATATCATCTGGAGATTTTTGTTTAAAGTCTAAATACTCTTTAAATTTTGAATTTGTATTTAAATCTAACATATCTTTATTTTCAAAATCATCGTACATAGGATTTATGCTTGGTGAAAATAAACCTAAACTATTAAACTGACTCATGTCGTAAGTTGGTTCATTATAATTTTTTCCAAAACCTAATTTTCGTCCAAGACCTCTTATTAAATTTCCAAAAAATCCACCACCAGAAAGAAAACTACCTATGCCACCACCTCTAACTGCATTAAAAGCTTGTGGATTAAATGCTTTAGCTAATCTTAAATCTGTTGGTGATATAACATTTCTACTATCAAAAAAACCTGGATTGACTCTTTGACCCGCACCTGCTGCAATTGCTCCTGATCTAATGTCTTGTACATCTTTTGGAGACATACCTAATGATCTTGCATCTGCTCTAGATCTTTCGCCTTTAGCTCCGCTTTCAAAGCCACTCATTTGTGATCCAGCTGTTGCAGTTCCATATCCACCAGTTGATGCATCATAGTCATCATAACTAGGAATACCTGATGGTCCTTTGTGCGGTGTACCTTTTTTCATTTTCTTCAACATTTTAGCTTCATCTTTTGTAATGTATGCTAATTTTGTTGGTGTAGCATCTTCTCTTGATTTAAATTCTTTGGGTACAGTTACAGAATCAGAATTTTTAATATAATTCTTAAATCCGTCTTGTTCTACATATTGTATTGATTTATCTATTGACATCGTTCTATTCTATTTTGTTTCTCCAAATAAATCAAGGCTAGGCATGATAACTCTGACATCTTTTCTTATATCAGATTCTGCAATTCCTTTGGCTTTCCACTCAGAATCGTCCTTGTATACCTCGCCCGTCTTCATATTGGTTATTGTTGTTATAATCTCTTTTGGTTCTATTACTGGGATATCTTTCATTATGTTGTTATCTCCTTTTTAATGTTTAGATAGCTAACTGCTACATCAAACGAATCCGTGTTGCTTGATAGTACGGTTAGGGTATTACCACCCTCAACCACCAAAGGTTGGGTTAATAATTCTGTTGTAACATTAGCAGTCAAAGCTGCTGATTTTATAGCTGTAATACTGTTATTTGTAACAGTAACACTAGGTGTACCAGCTGATGTAACTAATATAGATTTAATAACATAAGTTTCACTGACTAGTGGATTGCCTGTACCAAAAGGATTTATTGCACTTCCTGATGTGCTGTTATCTGTGCCTACAAATTTATATTGATTAGCCATTAGTTTAGAAAAAAGTTAAATGCTTCTATCTCCTCTTTTAAATCTTCTTGAAACGTTGAGTTTAATTTTTCTACAATCGCATCAAGATCTCTTACTTGAGCTTCAGCTACCTGTAGATTATATTCTTGTTCTGGTCTTGTTATTACCTGTACAATTTTTGCCATTATCTTCTTCCGTCTGGTTGTATATCTAATCTAAAAGTTCCTAATTTCCAACTCTGATTAGTTGTTGTGTTTGCTACTTTTAATGCAACAGCTCTAGCTCTTGCACGTGTATCTACCTTTTTAGTAGATGATGATACTGTAAATGGTCCAAGTGCTGAGCTTGCTTGTGTGTCATTTGGAAAATCTCTTAGTAAAAAAGTAATCTGTGTATTACCAGTTTGTGATATAAAGTCAGGTATAAATCTTCTAATCTTCATTAAAAATTCACCATCTCCTCTAAGATCTGCCATACCTGTAGATTGACCTGTCATACTTCTTCTTTGACTTATATCAAAATCTCCTGATTCAATACTTGCAACAATAGCTGTAGTTGCACCACCTTGAACTTGATCAGTTCCTGTTTCGTGTTCATAGTATATTGTTCTACCTTCAGTATTACCTACAACATCAAAAGATGTATCTGTTCCTGCTTGATATTCTGTTGCATGTGGATTACCAAATACTGCAGAATCTTCCCACATAGTTCTAGCTAAACTACCTACTGTCCATACAGGTCTTTGTGGTGATGAATCAAAATAATTATAAGTAACTTGTCTATTAACTACTGATGATCCTGTTGTTGGATAAAACCATATAACTTCACCAAACAAATTATTTAATCCTGCTGACACCATTTGATTACCAGATTCTAAATTTATATTATCAAACACAAAATCTTCTACTAAACAAGGTAATGATTCTAATCTACCTGCATATCTAAAGAAACCATTTTCAGACATCCAGTATGCAGCACCGTCAACTTCTACACATGCATTCTGTCCTGCAAGTCCACAGTTAGTTCCTACTTGTGCAAAGGCAAACGTAAATGGTTGACCAACAAAACGTTGTGTAAATAAAGCTGTATCAGTCCAAACATAGATAGCATCTCTACCTCTAATAGCTCCTCTTATCTGTGATCCGTCGGCTAGTCTCTGTGTACCAGCTGTATTAGTTGCTGTAGGTACATATGTATTTATGTCCTCTTGATCCGAAAATCTTACAAACATATCATCTTGTGTTGATGTGTCTCCAATGGTTGTTTCTGTTCCAAAAAATACTAAGTGTCTGTCTGGAGTAGATACTAACATATGACGTGATGCAGTTGGTGCACCCGATATAATACTAGCTCTAACTGTTTCTGCATTTGTTGCAGCAGAGTTCCATTCAAAAACAGCACTATCATGAATTAAGCAAATTGCCTTGTCACCAAAATTATCTAATGACCACATACCTGGTTCTAAAACTAAGTCACCTGATGCAGCTTCTCCCCATGCTACAAAGTTTGTTGTACTTGTAACTGTTGCTCCACCACTGTGAGCTGCAGCAGAAGTTCCTCTAACTTCTCTTGTTACACCTGTAAGTTCATTACCGGATATACCTGTGTATGACATCTCTTCATTATCTATTTTTATAAAGTTTGTACCTGCATCTGGAAACTGAGATACATCACCTAATATAATTCCTGTAGTAACAGAACTA